GGTCCTTGCTTACCAGAGATGTGTACGTTCAGTTTACAACCATCTTGGAAGCTCTTACCAAAACCCATCCACCTTGCCATGTCGGCATGATATTCAAATTCTAAAATACTTCTTTCAACTATGTCTGGAGTGGCACTTGCCAACACACAGAACTGCCCAGGATGGAAACTGATCTTTACGTTATGTTTCCTAGAAGCATCACCTACAGGTGCAAATATCTTTGCCAAATGGTCTTGTATATCTTTTTGTTGCCACCAATCAATCCAGTTAGGTTCGGTATAGCCCTGTAGCATCTCGCTACCCAGTCTCACCATCCTTCTTTCCGGTGGTAAGGATCCCACACGTTCAATCATTTTAGTGGCCGCTTTGGCGTTGTGGTTCATAATGTCCCACTGCCTCTGTTCTGCTTCTTCTGGATGTTCTCTCAACCAACGCATTGTCGTACTACGACCATTCAGGTCTCTGTCTTTTGCATTGATCTTCATGCCACGTGTTTCACTGGCATCATTGAGCCACTTGCAACAGAAACCAATTCTTTTCAGTTTACTTGATTTTTCTATAAACATTCTGTACTCCCACTGTCTGTCTCCAACAATCAAACAGTGCGTGATGGTGTTGTGCAAGATGCCAACGGTAACTGGGTGGAGAACTACGTTGCCCGCGACATGTTCCAAGACACTACTGACGAGGATGGCGTTACGACAACCAAGGCAGAGCATGAGGCTGCATATCAGGCAGGGCTAGATGCAAAGGTTGCTGAGACTAATCGTACTACTCGTGATAAGCTACTAGCTGATAGTGATTGGACACAGATGAACGATAGCCCACTGACTAACGAAGCAAAGACTGCATGGGCAACCTATCGTCAGGAACTACGTGACATCAGTGATCTAGACGCATGGCCTAACTTAGGCGATGACGACTGGCCTGTAGCACCTTAAGGAGAGCAACAATGGGATATGTCTTAGGTAACCGTAGTAAAGAGAAACTACAAGGTGTTGACCCACGGCTAGTTGCTGTTGTTGAAAGAGCTATTGAAATCTCTGAGCAGGACTTCTCTGTAATCTGTGGTCTACGGACTGTAGAGGAACAAGAGGCTCTAGTGGCTAAAGGTGCATCACAGACGATGAAGTCTAAGCATCTAGAAGGTAAAGCTGTAGATTTAGCTGCATGGTGTGACGGGATCCGATGGGAACTAAACCTGTACGACGAGATTGCTGATGCAATGCTCAAAGCTGCTAAAGAACTAGGAGTGACACTACGCTGGGGTGCTGCATGGCACAAAGCATTAAACGACTGGGATGGAACTGCAGAAGACCTGATGAATGAATACATTGACATTCGTCGTTCTGCTGGTCGTAGGCCCTTCATAGATGCCCCACATTTCGAGGTTCTATAGTCATGTACGAGATGGTAGACTTAATTATGCAATGGCTTGTAGCCCCTGTTATAGTCGTTGTATGGCATCTGTTTTCCCGATGTAATCAACATGAGACAGAAATAGCTGTACTTAAATCTCAACTAGAAAGCTCTAAAGTTTCCTACGACAGGGAAATGAAAGAGATGAAAGAAACTATTAAAGCAATATTCCTAAAACTCGACAGTATAGAACAATCACTGCGAGATAGGTAAAACTATGATAGACCCAGTTACGATCATTGGTGGTGCGACTGTCGCCTTCAATGCAATCAAGAAGGGTATAGCTGTAGGTAAAGACTTACAGGATATGCATGGTCAATTAACCAAATGGGCTGGTGCTATGTCAGACTTAGGTCAGGCAGAAAAACAAGCCAACAACCCCCCTTGGTGGAAATCCTTGGGGGGTTCTGTAGAAGAAGAGGCTATGGCTGTTTGGAACGCAAAGCGTAAAGCAGAGCATATGCGTGAAGAACTACGCAAGCATATTTCATTCGTCTATGGGCCTTCAGCATGGGATGAGCTAGTGCGTATAGAAGCTAAGATCAGAAAGCAAAAGAAAGACCACGAATACCGTAAAGCAGAACTACAAGAGGCCATCATTACTTGGTCACTTACTGGTTTGCTGTTGTTAATATTCTTTTCTGGATTGGCTGCGATACTTTATATGAGCAGATGATAAGAATTGGTAATAAGTATTACGTTTATGATGATAAGGGTAAGGTACTAATCATTACCAGAAGTAAAAGGATTGCTGAGAATGTCTATAACACCAGAGTGGCTAGATAAATGGCGTATATGGCCTAGACTAATCATAACTCTATATGGGTATGCTTTCTATAAAACGACAACATGGTTCATGGATTTACCTGATCCCACAAATGCTCAAGCAGGTTTTGTGTCGGTGATCGTAGGTGCAGGTGCTGGTTTCTTTGGGATATATGTAAATGGTAAATCGGCTGATAATCGTAGCTCTACTAACGTCAACGTTAAGTAGTTGTGGTTTAACATCACTAATTCCCACTGGTGGGACTAATGTAGCTGCTAATACTCAGGTGGGTGCAGAGAATAACCAGAATGTAGGTGTAACAACTTACAACAAGCCAGAGATAAAACCAGAAGGGCCAGTAGACACTGTTAATCAGGACAACAGTACCACAAACATATCTGAGATAGACCCACTGCTATTATTGCTTTTGATCCTTGGGTGGCTTGCTCCTAGCCCCTCAGAGATAGGCAGAGGATTGTTAAAGTTATTTAGACGTAGAAATTAAATAAACAAACATTGCAAAAAACTAAACCCCTGAATCCTTAGTTGGACTCAGGGGTCTTTTTGTATCTACTCTTCTGATAGACCTAGTTTGGTCATACACATAGCTGTACCTTCATACAACATTTCTATGTCGGCCTCTGCTTTTGTGATCTTACGTAGGCAATATGCATTGGCTAGTAAACTGATCAACAGGATACCTTCAATTACAGTCATTTCTTCTCCTGTTGTTGTATTAATGCTTCTAGATACCATCGGGCTTTCTTCAAGTCCTCAACACCGTTCTTATATCGCCATCGGTGTAAATACTTTGCCACATTCCCACGATAGTACCCTATAAGTTCTTCGTCTGTCAGAAAGTCCTTGATGTATTCAATACATTCGATACTACCTTGACCGTAGTGAGGTGGTCGGTTCACATTGTCTAGTTTTGCTGTGACACTTTCTAAATCTAGGGTTATTGTATCTTCTATACTCATAGGTTCTCCTTCATAAAGACTTTCACCCACTGTGCGCAGATGTCGGATCGTATAATGTCGTCTACACCAAATTCTATGATTGGTACAGGCAACATATGCTTCTTTGCTAGGTGAATAACTTTAGACAGGCCATCGGCTTCTTTCAGGTCTGACTGTTGTACATCACCATTAAGTACTATAGTGGTGTCTTCACCTACTCTTGTCAAGAGCATCTTAAGCTCATGCGTGGTTATATTTTGTGTTTCATCGACAATTATAAAGGCATTATCGAAGCTACGCCCACGCATAAGTGCAAGAGGTGCCATTTCAATGTTGCCATTCTTGATGCCAGTTTCGACTGTACCCTTACCAAGATGCTTCTCCAATACGTCTAATACAGGTAATGCCCAAGGCATTGTCTTTTCCTGTAGGTCACCCTTTAAGTAGCCTAACTCCTTACCTACGGCAACGTGAGGTCTTGTGATGACGATTTTATCAATTTCTTTCGTCGTGTAGAGGTCGGCAGCATAAGTCGCCGTAACATACGTTTTCCCAGTCCCAGCAGGGCCAAGGATAAATACCTGAGAACTCTCTTTAAGCGCATCTAACAACTCTTTCTGTTTATTTGTTTTAGGTACTATGCCAGATACTTTCTTAGCTGCTGCACCCTTGTACGTTGTTTTTCGTCGGGTACGTTTTTGTTTTTCGGGAAAGTCATCCATTATCTTGTCGTCTCCACATGAGTTCATGGATTAACATTTTTTGTTCATACTCTGACATTATTATCCAATCACGTATTTCATCCACAGTACGTTTACACCCTACACAATAGCCGTCTTCTATACGACAAACTAGAATGCAGGGTGAAGGTACTTGACCTATGTTAGGTCTACGATTTCGCATACGTCACCAGAACATGCCATTGTTTGCATACCTGCTGTATTATCCTCTTGCTCATAGTCAGACAGTTTAGACCAATCAATCTCTTTAGGCATTAACGACAACAAAGTCTCATAGTCAGACTTCTCGCAATCTTGATAAGGTGCCTGTTGATATGTGTGGTCACTGTGCGGTAGGAATGATACACCT